AGTAGGTGCGTCTACACCCTCTCGTAGTTCAGCGAGGCGTTTGCGTAGTGCATCAAGACCGCCTTCTGGTATGCTTGTTTCGCTCAAGCTCAATTCGCCCTTTTTATATGCCTCTTTTTCTGCTTCTAACCGCTCAATCTGTTTCTCAATGCGCTGTATCTCCTTTGCCTTTTCTTCAGGTGTATAGAGTGGGACATCGGTTGTCTCAGTTTCAGTTTTAGTGTCTAGCTTTACGCCAGCTTCCAGCTCAAGACGCGCCCTAGTGTTCCTAATATTCTGGTTCCACTCTTCCTTCTTGGCCTCACTTACACCGTATTGGGCCATAAACTCACGGTTCTCTTTAAGAGCATCATCGAGGTACGCCTTTTGATCCTCGGATAAATTATCAATCAACTGCTGGCGATTGGGGTCAGTTGGGTAAACCGCCTCCAACCCCATCTCTTCAGCCACGATTTGGTCTGCAAACACATCAAGCGTGTCGTTGGACAGGTCGCCAACCATCGCGGCTTCTGGTGAAGCTGCTGTTGCTTCCGCCTCGGCAATCTTTGCTTCCACCTCTGGGGAGGGAACCCCTACATCTGGAACCCCGTCTACCTCTTCTGGGAGGGGAACCACAACGGGATCAAGCGTGCCAGCTTCCTCTTCAGCTACAGCTGGCTCTGGCTTCGCAGCTGGAGCAGCTGGTTTAGCTGGAGCTGGAACAGCTGGATCTGGAGCTGGCGCAGCTGGTTTCTTTCCAAGCCCTTCGGGGATGTAGCTCATCCCTTCGTATTCAGCTTTATCTTGTTTTTGCTTTTCTTGCACCAGCTTTGCTGCTGCCTCAAAAACTTTCTCTGCTGTCTTGGGTAAGCCACTTGACTCCAGCTCACGCGCCTGCTTGCGGGCGGCAAAAAAGTCAGAGGCGTACTGCACGTTACCACCTATGCCACCAAGTATAAGGCCAGCGTAAAATGCTTCACCGAACGCTTCCCCTATGTCCGCCTCTGGGTTGTATGTGGCTTGCGCGATAGCGGCGGAGATGCCTTCATCAATTGCTTCCTCAACGCCCTCAACCGGCGCACCGAACCCAATGCGCTTGGCGTATTCTTTTAGGCCGAGCTTGAACTCTTGGCTCGCGCCGGCGACCAGTAGGTTGTCAACATCTGATGCCCCCAGCTTTCCAGCTATCTGGCCACCAATAAAAGTGACGAGAGCGGTCTTGGCTCCGTCGATGGTGGCAATCCCTAGAGCCTTCTGGTTGGCCATTGGATCGCCGTCCTCTTCGTACTGGCGTCTGGCGTCTGGGAAAGTGCTGCCAAATGTGGTTGTGCCTGCTGCCGTGATAACTGCCGGCAGCCCCAAGGGTGCAGCTGCAAGCGTAGGGAGGAGAGTGGCAGAGGTCTGGGCGACATTCCCAAGTCGCCTCTCCCAAGTGGACGGCATCTCGGATTCTGTTCCCTCGATGTCGTACTCACCAAGCAAAGTCATCACCTTCCCTCCTTCGCTAACCTTACGCATCTGGCTGTCAGCCTCATCGCCAACCTCTTTAGCGTATTGATTAGCTGCCCCAGTTACGTCGATGTCTTTGCCAAAGAACCTTCCAGCGGCTTTCACAAGCCCGAAGACCCCTAAATCCGAAAGTGAAAAGTCACCCACAACGGGCGCGGTAACACCTTCGACCGCCCCCCACCCAATCTTGCCAAGAAGGTGAGGCGCTCCCATTGAAACCTTTTGCCCAACTTGGCTTGCTGCACCGCCAACGGTGAACTCTGTAAAGTCTTTGTACTCGTTGGCAAGCACCTCATCCTTCTCTAATAGTTTTGGATAAGTGTTACCAATGCGTACTGTCAGCTCGTTGTCGGGAACGCTATCGAGGTCGGGGAACCTCTTCCGAATCTTCTCAAGAGTTGGTGATGGCATATATTAGTCTCTCCAACCAGATGTTGGCGCACTCAAACCAGATGAATCTGGTATCTGATCTGGGCTGGTGACATTGCTGGACGAGGGAGGCCTGCCTTCTATGGCCAACAAGAACTCATCAAACGCATTGCGGTCGAAGTAAGGATTCCCGTCAGCGTCTTCCGTCATAAAATCGGACACGTTCTTTTCACCTACTGATTGTCTGAGTGTCTTCACCTTATCGGGAATCTTCCATTGGGTTTGCGAGCCGGTTAATTTATCGGTAGTGACCGTTGATGTCGGCGTTAGCCCCGTCATTCCCATCATAGAACGGTATCGTTGCTGTTGAGCGTGGAACCCTTTAACTTTTAGCAGCTGGTCGTAGTCGTACCCGAACTGTCCCGTCTGTGGGTCACGAGTAATCAGTTGCGGCGCGTTGGTGTTGGCCCACTCAAACCCTTTGAAGTATTCATCCTCCATCTTTGTCCTATACTTCTCCTGCGCCCTAGCCATCCTGCCAGATAGTTTTGCGCTCATAGCATCTGTTCGCATCTTCAACGCCTGCTCCCTCTGTGCTGGCGGTAAGCCGGCTGGGAGGGGCGGTATATTGCTCTCACCATCCCATCGTTGTAGCGAGATTTCATACCCCGTGACCATTGGGCCGAAGTCCTCCTCTTCCTCTGCCAATCGGTTCGCTTCTTTGTTCAGCAATCCAATACGGTTAGTGGCAGCGATGCGGTACTTGTTCTCGACAACAGCCTGCTCTTGCTTGTGGGTGAACTCGCGCTCCCGCAGATTATGGGAGTCCACTTGTATCGAGTGGTTCAGATCAAACTGACGCGACCGCTCGGCAAGGTTGGTCTTGAACTGTTCTTGCTGAATGTCCATCGCTTGGGAACGCATCCCCAGCTCTGCTCCTTTGTAAAATTCGTCCATTTGTCCCATAACTATAAATTCTTTTTACCAACCTGGGGGTAGTGTTGAAGGCGTTGTTCCATAGGCTGTCCCACCGCTACCCGTGAACTTGTGCATTGTTTGATTAGCTGGCCCAGCTACGGTCGAAGGAGAGCCTGTTCCGCCAAACATATTCCCAAATAGTCCGCCAATACCACCACCACCGCCTCCGCCTCCAAACATACCGCTAGCCATCATACCGCCGACGCCTTGCAAAGCCCCGCCCAGCTTGTTGCCGAAGCTGTTCGCAGATTTAGCTTTAGCCATCGCAACAGCGTTCTGGTGCGCGTAGCGATTCTCGCTCATTGCGTTCTGTGTCCATTGAGCTGGGTTGACATACGACGCGCCAACACTCATCGGGTTCGCTACAGCTGTACTACGCACGGTGGACAGGAAGGGGTTGAGCGCACCTAACCCGCTTTGGGTCATCTGCATCTGGCTCAACCCGAGGTCGCGTGCCACGAGGTTGCGTCCAGCTTGACTGCCACCCATACCGCCAGCCATACCACCCTCGGCAGCTCGGCGCATTATCATCCCTTGGTCTGCCATCGGCAGCTCACCTCGGATCATACTGCCAATCGCGCTGCCAGCTCCACCAATCAGCTTGCCATAACCGGGCATAGCTTTCTCCAGATTGGCCATCAGTATGTCTTGGTCAGCTGCGCTGGTCTGTTTGGCCAGCTGCTTTGATTTGTCAAAGCTCGCCAAGTTGCTGGAGATCGAAGCGTCTTGCTCTTTCGCTTGATCTATTTTTTCGTATTTGGGAACTTTTGGCCCCTTTGAGAAAAGCCCGCCAAGGACTCCCATTGCTGTTCCGATTGCTTGTGCCGCCATATTGTTATATTAAACTTTCGATTCCCCCACCGCCGTGGGTATTTAGGTTAGTCATTTGTAAAACTGGAACAGCCCCATCCCCCATATGGTTGGCGAGTTGATTCTGTAACGATTCAATCGCCAAGTTGCGGTATTCGGTGGCTGCTCCAAAGTCTCTGTTCTCCTCCAGCTTGATAGCCACGGCCATATTCTTTACGGCATACAGATCACTCACCATCAGCACGTCCGTGTCGTTGACGGCGTTGATGAAGCGCAGCTTGGCTATGACCGTAACGGCGACCTTCTTGTCGGCTCCGTCCTCGCAGCCAGCTGCACCGCCGAGGCTAGGGATTAGCGAGCGTCGGTAGCTGGGTAAAGTTTCGTCCGGCTCGTAGGTGGCGATGTCAACAAGTGTGGGGGTAGAGGCGACTAACTCGTACATCTGGACATTCCCTTCAGTCGTGTCTTTCAGCACGCCTGTAATGCTTTTGAAGCTGGTGCTTGTGTCAGCATACCCATTTACAAGCGTTACTACCTCCCCGTCTTGGTATGTGGCCCCAGCTCCGCTTCCATCTTTCAGCGTCCTCACCCAGTTGTCGTTGCTGTCATAGCCTTGAACGGTAATTTTCTTACCAGCGTCAGCTTCGAGAAATGCGTAAATTCTTACCGGCTTACCGGCCCCGCTCATATCTTTATGCGTGGGCGACTCGCCCCTATCGAGCAGCTGGTAGCCAACATTGTCCTTATTGTCCAGCAGGCCGTAGCCGCTCTCGACAAACTCAAACCAGCCGTTGCGAACCACACCGACATTCTCGGATACGGCAACTGTCTCGATAGTCTCGATCTGTCGCGGCCAAGCGATGCACCCGCTGGTCGCGCAGATGTTGAACCGTCCATAGGTTCCCTTCCACTTGCCACTCTCGATCAGTCGCCGCTGCGCCTCGTTGATGTACTCGGCAGTACGGGTGTCGGTGGCGCAAAGGTTGAGATGCTTTGCAATGCGTGTCTTGGCTGTGCCGAGAGTGACTTTCATTAGACGGTGTAATAAATCCTAGATGTACGCTTAATAAAGTAGACGCCGTAGTAGGGAGGTAGGTTGTTGTGTGCCTCACCGTCTCCAGCCTCTTTGTATAAATCTTCCGCAAGCGAAATACCGGCTCCCTCGGGGCCGTCACCGAAGTGTCTCACTCTAGTATCGCCGGTAGTTCCCTCTTGGCTTGAGCCGAGATATTTGTCGTGCCATATCTTCTTACCACCCGCGAATGGGGCGTGTTTGTGCGCTGGCATTTCTGCCGTAAGCAACGTGTGGTTTTCCTCGCCGCCCGTGCCTTTTACTGCCGCAGCAAAATCGCCAACCCCAACTGGGAACCTCGCAGACATATCTGTGTCTACTGTCCAGAACGGCCCCGCCATATCCTTTGCTGTGCCGCTCTCGCCGCCGTCGTATGTTTCCAGCTCAACCTCTGATCCGACCCACATCTGTCTCACATTACCGCCCGCCGGAATGGAGTGCTTTGAAATCCATTTGCCATTTACAAAAGAATATATCCGATCCGGCTTCCCGCCTATTGTCCTTACCCACGGGCGGTCTTGATCGTCCACGGCGGGTGTCGAGTCGCCGTAGTTAAATAAACTGTAACCACCCGCGACGTAGGCGGTGGTGTTGTTTATGAACGTGTTGTAAAGCTGCTGTATGCTTTCAAAACACGTCTCGGTCGGGACTGAACCCGCTTGGAGAATTACTTGCTGGTTAGATGCCATAGTCTAAAGTTCCTTCTGTGTATCGTTGCAGCTACCCGTGATGCTGTAAGTGTACCGCGTGTTCGCGCTCGCACTCGCGCAGCTGATTGTTAGTTCTGTGTAAGTGATGTTCATAAATTATACGCAATTACCTACCGTACCGCAGTCACCATACGGCTCCTCCACCACGGGGTAGGCGTGGAGTCTAAAAGTCTTCACCCGTGCGTGACCTACCCACTCTATGCGTGAGGAAAACTCGTATCCGTTTCGCATTGGCACACCGTTAGTGGCTTCGCAATCATCGTCAGAAGGTTGCGGTAGCCGCATTCTTGATCGGTACTGCGGCTTGTAATTCTTTAGAGTGAGGCACGAACCAGCGACAGGATTGCACGTCTCCGCTTTCGCGCACTCTGTCCAGCTGTTCCAGTCCACCCAAGCTGGGTACTGGTTTGGCTTGTAACGAATAGTGAAGTCCACCTCGCCACGAAGGTCATCGACCCACATTTCCCCGTACTCAAGCTGCTTCATCTCGAGTGGGTTTTCAAAGCTGTAGCTGGGTGTTTCGATATAGCAACCGATGCGGCTACTGTCCGCGTCCTTTATCCCGTCTTTTGTCAGCTCCCACAGCTGGATGTTGCAGCTGCTATTCAAGTGGAAAGCGAAGCATCGCTCCTCCTCATCGACTTCAGCTGTTAAGAGTTGCAAGAAATTCAGCCCCGTCCAAAGCCCCTCCCAAGCTGGTGGCATCTTATCGCCCGTGCCTCCAACGGTGTCGAAGTCGAGCGGGGCAATGCCTCGGAAGTACACTCCTTGCGATGTATTCTGCGGCGTGACCGTTGTGAGCAGTCGGTTGTCGAACAGGACAACGCTTGTTCGCTGCGCGATCTCGTGCAGCTTTTCATCTCGCAGCACCGGCCCGATCTCACGGCTCACGGGAATCTGGCCATACTCCTGCCACTCGCGGCGGCTGGAGATGAAGCTGCGTATCCCGTCTGGCGCACGGTAGAACATATCACCGTTGACCAAGGCGCAGCTGCGGTCGCTGACGGAGCCGTAGTTGATTGCCACGATGCGTACTGTCGGGTACTGCAAATTCTTCCAGCTGTCGCGGCTGGTCGGCACGTTGACCGCAAACACAGCGCGAGACGTGTGAACCAGCAGCTCGCCTTGTCCGAGGCTTGAGTCTGGCTGGTTCATAAACCGCATTGCCGTGATGTCGCCGGTGTCCAGCGGGACAGCGAACGCGCCGCCCTCTGCGATGTAGGTGTTCTCTGTAAATTTAATAACGTCGGTCGGGCCACCAACGATGTCGCCAGCAACAAACTCACGCCCACGCGCCACCCACAACCGACCGTTCCCGTAGGCCATCACTTTGCCGGTGGGAACCTCGTCGCCGGACGGGTTGGCTCTGCGGGAGGTTGCGCCGTCAAAGATGATAGCGGCCGACTCACCGTTTTGTATGATGAGATAATGCTCGGCCTGCTGAAAGTAGGACACCTCGATGTCCGATGCGTTCGGATCGTAGATAGTTTCACCAAGACTGTTAACACCTTTGGTCGGGGTGATGTCCTGCACCATCCCCGTCTCCGTGTTGATCTTATAGATGTGACCGCCTATGGAGGTAACGAGGTAGCTGTTCTTCCCGTGGTTATAGTTGTACGCACCTTGGAACCTTTCAGTCTCGAAGGCTGTCTTTATCCTTTCATCCGACTCGTCGATGGTGGCCAGCTCGAACATCGTGGTAGACACCTCGCCTGTGCCAGTTGATCCCGTGTCGCCAACTGCTAAAATCTCAACAAGATGCGTGCCTCCATCTAGGTCAATGTTTGCTTGGCTGGACGAGTTTGTGATTATCCTCAACTCTCCGCCGTTCAGATTGATTGTGTAAGTTTTTACCCC